TTATTAAAAGGAGTAACTTCTATTTCATTTTTACACCAACGCCAAAACTTTGAATCTTCTCTTTGTGTAAAATAATGCAATTGAATAAAGTCTAACACATTACTTAAACAGTCATCAAATATCCTATTGTATTCATTTATAGTTGCTTGATCGCCACGTTCCCAAGATGCTAGTGCGCCAACTAATGCTCTTGATTGTTGTATAGTTGTTGAAATACTACTTGCTTCTAAAGGCTCTACAAAGTTACTGCTAAGTCCAATGCTAACACAGTTCTTAATCCAAAACTTATTAACCTTACCTGAAACAAAATTAATTTTTCTACCTATATTAATTGTATCTGAAAATAACGATTGTATTTCTGCTATGGCTTCGTCTTCAGAAATAAATTGATCACTAAACACATAACCGTTACCAAAACGTTCTTGTACAGGACTACGCCAATGCCAACCAGCACTTAATGCTTTAGAAAGTGTGTAAGGCGGTATCTCTTCTTGGCGTGGTGTTTGAAAAGCAATAGCACTATTCATAGGTAAAAATGATGACCAGTCTACCCATTCAGCACCTAGTTTACTTGCAATAACTCTTTTGAATCCACTACTATCAATAAAAAAGTCTGCGGTGTGTGTTCGTCTTTCTATGTCGACTACTGAGTCTACAAAGCCCCCGTCACCAATGTTAACATCTACAACTTCTGTAGTTATAACGTTAATACCTGCTTCAATGCATCTCTTTTCTAAAAATGCATTTAATTTTTCACTATCAAAATGGAACTGATAGTAATCTTCAAATGGCGGACTTACATATCCTTGCATAGGTAAATCCCAATGCAACGATTCAGAATCAACACCTTCTGAAATCAATCTCATCAATGTATGTGCATCACCTGTGTATGCATCTACAAATATATATGGTTCTGCTAAACTGTGATAGTAACTGGTTTTGTCACCGTGCCAATCTTCAAACTTAATACCAATCTTAATAGTTGCGCCACATTCTCTTGCAAGATCAGTCATTGTAATACCTACTGCATCAGCGAATCTTCTCCAATGTTCAGTACTACCTTCGCCAACACCAATAGTTCCAATTTTATCAGATTTAATAAGTGTAATGTCTAAGTTGTCAATAGACTTTTTATGATATAGTGCAGTCATTAGTCCAGCATTGCCGCCACCTAGCACAAGTAATTTTTTAATCATTTCTTTTCCTTGGTATGTACTTCTAAACTTGCAACAGAGTCTGTTGCTAGATTAAAATTTATATCCCCATATGGCATTGTATTAAAACTTATAATGTATCTATCTTTTTCTCCGAAGTGTGGAGTTGAACTATGAAATAACCAACTAGGAAATAAAATAAGTTTTCCAGCTTCAGCTTCACTAAACCAATGCGGACTATAATCATGTCTAAGCACCTCTAGTTGTGCTTCTGTTCTATGCTTAACAGGATCTTCAAATACTGTTGCAGCACCTTCAGTAAGATAATACACCCCACTCAAAAAACTCATAGAGTGTCTGTGATATTGTAAACGCATACCTTCTCTAGGCAATGCTCTATTAAACCAACTGCTTGTAATTTTAAAACCATCGCAGTCAAATTTTTGTTGTACGTGAACTTGCTTTATGCAATCATTAATCCATGTAAACAATGGATTCAATTCTTTTTTGTCATGTAAGTTTCTCATAGAACTAATTGTATCAGAATGTTTTACATGATCTGCATACTGCTCACACAAAGGAATCAAAGCATCGTTGTCAAGCTCTGTGTTCTTAAATTCAAATAGTTCTGTTGGAAACGTAGGTATTACTTTCATTAAAACTCAACCCAGCCTGTTAAAAGATATTTTTCACCACTTAATGGCGGATTGCCTCTGTGAGTATGCGTGTAACTTGCAGGCCAAACAACTAAGGTTCCTTCAGTAGCAGCAATACGCTTCTTTTGGTACAACCATTCTGTTTCTCCGCCTTCGTCAACTGTATTAAGATACATTCCCCACGCTGCAATTCTACCTGACCTTTCTTTTGTATCTGATTCAAAATGCCAAGTATGATATCCTTCTCCTGGAAGGGTTTTTTGAAGTTTCATAAAGTAAACTCTGTGATCGCCGCACTCGCCTAACACACTATAATGTGCAGTATATTGCTTCCAGCAATCAATAAATCTATTCATAAAAGTATGTATAGTAGGATTGTCTGTTGACATATTCAATGCAGGTTGTTCAAGAAGAAACGCAGCATGATCTGCTTTATTATGTGCTGAATTATCTCCTAAAGTTTGACGACTAGCAGTTAAATGCAAGTCGTTCAATTTTTCATAATATTCAATAAGGGCTGCACATTCTTCGGGTCTCATAACGCCGGTCCATGTTGCAATATCGTTCTCTATAATCATATTACTATTTATGGCCAGTTTATTAATGACATGAATAGTCTGAAAGCAGATAAATACTTTACAACAACAGTGGATGAACTCATAATATGGCAAATTTACCTATCATTAATAACCTTCGTGTAGTACCTAGAGATGCAGAATTTCTGGATAGAAAAACAGGTGCTCGTGGAGAAATATTCTATGATAAAGACAATAATACAATTAGACTGTACGATAGTCAGATTGTAGGTGGTTTACCATTAGCAAGAGGCGATTTAACTAACGTTACTAACGCAATATTTGCAGCAAAAGCAACAGCAGCAGGCGTTGGTGGCGGTAGCGGAAGTGGTAGTATCGAAGTTAGCCAAACTGCACCAAGTACGCCGGAAGAAGGTACAATTTGGTTTAACAGTACTAATGGTACACTGTATGTCTATATCAATGATGGAGATAGTAACCAATGGGTACAACCAGTATTAGGTTACCCGGCTATTCCGTCAAATTTACAAGATTTATCAAACGTAACTATTGCATCACCAAGTGCTGATCAAGTTTTAAAATGGAACGGCAGCGCATGGATCAACGCAGCAGCACCAGCAGCTGGATTAGATCAAGCAGCAGTTAGGTCAAGTGTTTCAGTTGGCACAGAAGGAACTGCGGCAGGTGACGGAGCAGTTAGTTACGACAACGGAACAGGTGTGTTTACATATACACCACCATTACTAAACAGTTTAACAGTCAGTGGTAACTTAGATATGGGTAGTAATGATATTACTACAACAGGCAAAGTTTACTACGCAAACGTATTTGCAACCGAAGGTGATTTACCTAGCGCCACAACTTATCATGGCATGTTTGCTCATGTACATGGAACAGGTAAAGGTTATTTTGCTCATGCAGGTGCATGGACTAAACTAGCAAACGAAGCAACAACACTTGCTGGGTACGGAATTACAGATGCTGCAACTTCAGCACAAGGTACTAAAGCAGACAGTGCATTACAAGATTTAACAACAACTTCTATTACAACACTTTCAGATGTTTCAACAAGCTCACCGAGTGCTAACCAAGTACTTAAATGGGACGGATCGCAATGGTCGCCAGCATCAGACGCAGTTGGTAGTGGTGCTACAACTGCAACTATTGGTGGAGCAACACAGGCAAATCCAGTTGTAATTAGTACAACTTCTGCACATGGATTCTACGAAGGACAACCTGTAACTATTACAGGTGTTGTTGGTATGACAGAACTTAATGGTAACGAATACTATGTAAACATTACTAGTACATTAGAGTTTGCTTTGTATTCTGATAGTGCGTTATCAACAAGCGTTAACGGTACAGGCTTTACAGCATACACATCAAGTGGTACAGCAACAGGAGGTGCAATTGCTGCTGAAGTTGGTAACTTTGTATTCACGGGTTCAAACATTGACACTAGTGACAGTTCATCTATAAGCGTTACTCCGCTTGTTACAATGCAAAGTGATCTAGTAGTTGAAAACGATTTAACTGTAAACAACCTATTACTAGCAGATCAATTTAACGCAACTAACTTTACAACAACTAATCACACAACAACAAACTTAACTGTTACTGATACACTATCAGTTAAAACCATCGCTCAAACCGATACTGGCACACCACAAATCACAAGTAGTTCAACCTTAGTTTTAGATACACAAGACGGTGTAAGAGTTACTGGTGCTCCATTTAGATTACCTAGTTTTACTACAACAGAAAAGAATGCACTAACACCAGGAAACGGTGATATGGTATACGATTCTACGTTGAATAAAGCACAGGTATATGAAAATGGTGCGTGGGCAAGTCTAGTATAGGTATAGGAAATGGCTGAAAGAGAATATATTGTAACAGTAAATTCCGACGTTGACATAACTGCATTTGATGCAGAAATGGTTTCTAAATTCGGTTCCGAAACAATTCCAAATAGAGAAGTTGTAGTTGCAAATGCACGTGAAGCTTCGCGAAGATCTACACACTTCTTTTTATCAGATGATGAAGCAGAAACTTTAAGAGCTGATGAAAGAGTACTGGCTGTTGAAATTCCTGTAGAAGAACGAGATGATGTTGAGATTAGCCTTAGAGCAAGACAGTCAGGAACATTCTATAGAGGTTCAGGTAGTGCAGGTAACATTGATAACTGGGGACTTAAACGTTGCCAGAGCTTAACAGAAAACTATGGTAATGGTAGCACACCTTCCGGCGAACAGATAGTTACACAGATAACAGATGACTATTTGTATCCACTAGACGGACACGGTGTTGATGTTGTTATTCAAGATAGTGGTATACAGGTCAATCATCCAGAGTTTCTTATGGACGATACAGATGAGTATATTAGTACACCACTTGTAGCAGATAACACCAATGGTGCAGTGTTTGATAGATCGTTATATGTACACGGATTAAAATTTGTTGTAGCAGGAGCAGTTGGCGGAGCAACAGCAGTACCCGACACTTATGTAGATAAAGTAGCACAGACTGTAAAACTAATAATCGATCCAACAGGAAATGGAATTAATTTACGTCAACAAAAAAGATTAATTGCCACACTAAAAGGTGATCCAGGAACTTATCATGCTGGAATTCCAGCAGCACAAAGAATGGGCTATGGCGGCGGATCATCATATACACCTAACTGGTTAACAGATGATGGTGCAGCAACGTATGCAGGATATATAGATTTCTTAGATAGCCATGTTGTAAATGATATGGTGTGGTATGCAAACACAAGTGGACCAAACCCAACAACCCAGCAGAGTGAAATTGAAGAAGTAATGGAACACTTATTCCATACTATACACATGTTTGGAATTCCAGGAGCAGTACCTGGAAGTGAAGATCAAGTTGTAATGGCTAGCGATGCTAAGTACTCCATGGATAATACTTTCGACTGGAGAGAAACAGAATTACACAAAGCAATGCAACAAGCTATTGACGGTGGTAAATTTGATCCAAGCGGATATTCAACAGCGTACAACACAGATGGTGCTTCTGGTGCAGAAGCAGCAAGTGTAGCATACAAAGAATACACATACTTACTCAACTGGGGTATGTGGAATATGAGTGAGTTTTGGGATGGTGGAAGTTTAAGTCCTGAATGGACTGACGATATGCGTACACCAGAAGGCATTAAAGAAAACAATCCGTTAGGATATGCATTGTTCAAAAAATATTTTGAACCAGTATTAAGTAAGCCTAGTTTTACAACACTAAAAAGTATTTTTAAAGGTGCTAACTCAGGACGCAATATGTATAGACCATCTAACGGTTACAGCAGAGTGCAAGAGATAGATTGGTACGATGAAAGTGGAGTAACTGGAACACAAGACACAGTTTTTTATACAGACTTGCACGGTCACGGTACACACTGCACAGGAACAGTAGCAGGTAAAACCTTTGGTTGGGCAAAGAAAGCAAGAATTTATTCAATGAAATTAGGTGGCTTAGAAGGATCAACAGATCCTGACAACGGCATTTCAATAACCAACTCTTTTGATTGTATTAGGCAATGGCACAACCTTAAACCTGTTGACCCTGTTACAGGAGTTAAACGTCCGACCATTGTTAATATGAGTTGGGGATATGGCACTAACATTCCTCAGGCACAGGTTCCTGCTAGTGGAAACTATAGAGGCACAGCATGGACATACGGTGTTGAATACAGTAATATTAGTCAGGTATGGGCAAACACAGGTGTTGTACCTTATGTAGGTACAAGATGGAAGATACCTGTCCAAGTAGCATATGTTGATGCTGAAACAGCAGACCTTGTTGCTGCTGGAGCACATGTTTGTATTGCTGCTGGAAATGACTATTATAAAGTTGATGTTGCAACAGGAACAGACTATAACAATACTGTTACATTTACTGGATATGGAACATACAACTATCACAGACCTCCTTCGCCATATGCGACAACTGCATTTAACGTAGGAAACATTGACAGTAGAATTCTTAACGATCAAGATGTAACAAAGCCAGACAGTATGAAAGGCCCAGCGGTAACAATATGGGCACCTGGTACAAATATTATTAGTGCATGTTCACAGATATCAGAAATAGGTGGCCCAACACCTTATAAGCTCGATGGAAGTTTTGGGCAGCAATCTATTAGTGGTACAAGTATGGCAAGTCCGCAAGTGTGCGGTGTGGGTGCTTTACATTTACAAGCAGACCCTGCATTAACACCAGCACAATTAAAACAAAAACTAGAAGATAATTCCCCTGCTGTAATGTTTACAACTGGCTCAGATACTGATTATAATGCATATACTACTAGCATTATGGGCTCTGCAGGTAAAATTTTGTATAACAAATATAAAACAGACGAAGCACACAAATTAGAAGGAAGCGTTACCATTACAAACTTAGGTATCGCATAAATACAGTAGAGGAACAAATATTATGGCATTAGCATTTCCAAACAGTCCTTTAGTAGGAGACCAATATACAAGCGGTGGCGTTACATGGCAATGGAACGGTACAACTTGGGATATCGTTATCTCTGGTGGAGGCGGTGGCGGCGGTGGTTCAAGCCTATCATTTGCTACTATTGCAGTATCAGGACAAGATAACGTTTCAGCAGATAGTGGAGCAGATACACTAACACTAGTTGCTGGTGCAGGAATGTCTATCACTACAAATGCTAGTACAGATACAGTTACACTAACATCAAGCGGCGGCGGAGCAGGCGGAAATATATTTTCAACTATTTCAACTGATACAGGTGCAGATGTTGTAGCAGATGCTTCAACAGATACATTAACACTTACAGGTGGAACAAATATTCAATCAGTAGGTGATGCAGCATTAGATAAAGTAACGCTTGATATGATTCCTTTTTCAATTGATTTTTTATCAGATGTAGATACTACAACAACAGTACCAACAACAGGACAAGTTCTAAAGTGGAACGGTACATCTTGGGTGCCAGGTGTTGATAGTACAACAGGTGGCGCAGGTACTGATGCAGATACACTAGATGGTTTTGACAGTTCATACTTTTTAAATTATAATAACCTAAGTAACAAACCTAGTTTATTAGCACTTACAGCCTTAAGCGTTGGTGCTAATGCAACAGCATCGGGTAACGGTGGACTTGCATATGATGATTCAACAGGTGTGTTTACTTACACACCACCTAATCTTACAAGTTTCTTAACAAGTGTAGCATTTACTGACATAACAAGTAAACCAACTACAATTGCAGGTTACGGAATTACAGATGCTTTCGATGGAGCATATAGCTCACTTACAGGTACACCAAGTATTCCATCAAATAACAATCAGTTAATTAACGGTGCAGGATACATTACAGGAATTGGTTCATTGTCTATTGATGCACTAAGTGATGTTGACACAACAACTGCTGCACCAACAAGCGGACAAGTACTTTCTTGGAACGGCAGTAACTGGGCACCTTCAGCATCAGGCGGTGGTGGAGATGTAAACCAAAATGCGTTCTCTACTATTATGGTAGCAGGACAAAGTGATGTTGTAGCAGACAATCCAACTGACACACTAACACTTACAGCCGGTACAAACATTACACTTACAACAAACGCAAGTGGCGATAGTGTTACTATTACAGCATCAGGTGGCGGAGCAACAGACTTTGACGACTTAGGTGATGTAACATCAGCAGGATTAAAAGTTTCAGATATTTACTTGCCAGCAATTACACAATTAGTTGTTGGTGCTAGTGGTACTTCTGCTTACACATTTGATCAGTACGGCGGAAACAATCCTACAATTTATGCAATTAGCGGAACAACGATTGCATTTAACTTACAGGGTGTTTCAGCAAGTCATCCATTCCAAATTCAAGATGCTACAAGTGCAGCATATAATACAGGTTTAATACACGTATCAGATACTGGAACAGTAACTACAGGTTCTAGTGCGAATGCGAAAACTGGTGGAATATTGTATTGGAAAATTCCTGCAGGAATATCAGGTGGTTACAGATATCAATGTACTAACCACGGTGCTATGGTAGGTTCAATTACTATTAAGAGCTTCGCTACAATCTAACACTTATTATCTTTTAATCTTTTATCAAGCATTTTTCTAACAACAGCAATGTCCTGACGTTGTTCTGTTGCTTGTGTCATAGCTTTTGCATCAAATGCAAGATTAGCATGAACTTCATCTAATTTTTTTACTACATTAATAAGTTTTTCAAGCAGTCCGTTGCATTGCGCTCTTTCTACTTCGTCAGACACGCTTTTGATTCTTTCGTGAAAATCTTTAACGTCTTTTTGAAATCTAGGTTCTTCAGATAGTATTAACATCTTTGTGTAACTCCAAAATAGTTTCTATTTTTGTTCTTATTAGATTATTATTTAATGTGTTTCTAAGTCCAGTATGTAAGTTCTTGGGCAAGTAATTTAAATCACACCAACTCATTGTATTTGCTTTTGTAGTTAAAAATTCTTTCTTTACTAAACAAATATAAGTTCCGTATTCAAAACCTTTATCTTGGCTCAAATACAATTCAATAGGAACAATTTTACCTTTAGAAAAATCTTCTTGTAATGCCAAACTGTCATCAATTACAGAAGTTTTTCTTGCAAACGTAGGAACAGACCACTTTTCATTCTCTAAGATTAGTAGTATTCGTTGAGTGTCTGTTGACAGATATAGTATTCCTGCTCTCTTTTGCATTAAAATACTTATGCTGGGTTAGGGTCAATTCTCCAATAACCTGGCGAGTATTCACCTTCGAATGATTTAAGCCATTCAGTACCCGTCCATTTATATTGGATGCCTGTTTTTAAATTTTGGAAATATGTTGGATTTGCTAGTGTGTTTGGATCAGCTAATGTAATCCAGTCTGTTCCATTCCATTCAATAATTGAATTTGCAACAATAATAGGATCTTCACCAGTTGAACCTTTCCATGCATCTGGCCCGTCATAGGCTTCGTTGTATGGAGTTTCTCTGTAACTTTGTCCAACATTATCACTATCGTTAATATTATCAAGTACTAGGTATCTTGTGCCTAGTGGTATTGCTGTATAACTTCCCCATTTCTCAATAGGATTAAACTTGTAAGGATCAATAATAGCATCAACAGTAGCACGGGCAGCAACGCCATTTACAGTTGAAGCAATAGTAGTATTAGTTGGAATAGTATCTTGATCAAATGTTATTAACAATACTTTAGGGTTAGAAGGATTAACAGCATACGATCCAACCATTTCAAATCCTGTAGGCTGTCTAAAGTATATTCTTGCTCCTGCTTTAAATCCGCCTAATCTATCTAACACAGCATTCCAATCAATTTCTGTAGTTTTACTTTTTACTTCTTTATCTTCAAGTCCTAGTGCATTTACTGCTTCGTCATCATCTACAATGGTTAAGTCATAATCGTATGGTTGATTATTGTTTGACTTGAATAGTAACACACCGTAACGTGCATTTATATATTGTGTAGACTGTGCTGTTGTAGCATCATAAACTAAGTCATTTAGATTTGTTACATCACCCGACTCAGTAAATATGTTTGCAATAACACTTCTAACAACACCAAGTTTTTTAACTTTAGTTGGCGGAGAAATGTATATTGGCATTGTAAATTCTAGTGTGCATATATCAATATCGTCGTCAACTCCTGTAGGCACTGCACGTGATGTAAACTGAGTTGATTCTAAATTAATTACACTTAAACTAGTCCAATCAATATAGTTGTCTGTTGTTTGAATAGCCATAGATGGATTAAACAACACTAATATTTGTTCTAGTATTTGTAATTTTTGATCGGTATTAGAAGTCCAAATATCTGCTTTCATTGTTAAGATAAAAGGAGTAGGCATAAGTCTTTCAACAGTGTATGCGTTACCTTGTGCGCCTGTGTAGTTAGGCTCGCCTGTGCTTTCGTCAAATGTAAAGTCTCTTTCTCTTACACTCATTTTACTAACAAATGAAGGATCAGTTAAACGATCTCTGTCAATTTGCAATCCTGAAATGTAACAAGACATACGAGGAACAGTAGGTAACTTGTTCTCAGAATTTTCTCTGATAATTGAAGCAACCTGTCTTGTAAGATCACCATACATAACAGGAATTGTTTGCTGAGTCTTATCACCTGCTTCATATTTAAAGCCTATGAAGGCTCTCATAAACTGAGTTACGTATCTTCTTATTTGTCCGTCGTAAAAGAAATCCATTAATCGTCTGCCTTGGGTCTAAGAGCTTTACTCAAGCTCTGTTTCTCTTCAATTTGTTTACCACCTATATTATTAACTGTTGTATTGTTAATAAATGAATCCTTACCTTTACTTATTGCAGGGTCGTGTCCAGCAAAATCTTTACCTGCACCTACTTGACTTGGACCTAAGTTACTTCTTGTCATTCTTACATCATCTTCAGTTTTTCTCCAACGTATTCCGTCAAATCTAAACAAGCGTGTAGGTTTGTAATCAGTACGTAAGTGAAACTGTCCTTCAATAGGATTGAGAGGAAATGCTATACCTTGTGTAAACGGTGCACCATTTTCTGGTAACCCGTCACCAATTAGATAACCTTTATATGCATTACCTTCTGGTGTTTGGTATGCAGTGTCAGCAGTAACAGACATATAAACTTCGTTACCTTTGTCATCAAGTAATGTATTACCATCTTTGTCTGTACTAGGAATTAGTAAGTCATCACTGTCAGCTGTAACAAGTTCTGTGTTACCTTGATTGTCAGTTTGCATAGTATAAAATCTACTAGTGTCATAACCTGACTCTGGTGAATCTGCTTCAGCTTGATCAAGTACTGCTTGTGTCACTTGCATTTCTTTTTCATACGTACTCATAATATCTTTGAGTGTATCTGCAAGTTTGTAATAAGTTGAGTTAGGTGGTTCAACATTTGTAACTTCTGATATAACTTGATACTTTTCGCCATTAGGAGCAATAACTATGTCTCCTGGGAAGTAAGTTGACTCAGCATTCCAAGTACCTTTTAGTGCTTCTTGGTCTGCTATACCATCTAAAATTTGTTTGAATTCTTGTGAATCTACTAATGGTTTACACTTTGCTCTGTACAGGTGTGGATACCATGTATTTGAAAATCCTTCTGCTGCACGATTAACATCTTCAATTACATAAAAACGTTTTAGTGCATAATTTAAATCATTAAGAGCATGTTCGTCATCTAAGTGAGGCAATTCAATAACATCGCCTGACATAATTTTTCTACCTAGTTTTTCGACAGTATCATTAATATGAAATGTAATAAACACTGTATCATTTTGTAGAAATAAGCCAAACTGACTTAGATTAAAATCAATGTCTTGTACATTATATACACCACGTAATCTGTAAACATCTGGATCATACTTGCGATCTCTATTTTCTAAGAACAGCATATCCTGAATATTTGTAGGATCATCTGTACTATATGTTGGTGTTGATGGTGTGTTTTCCTGTGAATTTCCTGGGCCTATGTACTTGTGTACTAAGACATCGGTACCGCCCACTTGGAACATTTCCCAAACGGTTTTATCTTGAAATTTGTAATCGTTCCCTTTTTCGGGTCTATATAAACTCAGTCTTGGCATAGTATAAGTATTTACCTAAAGTTACGAAAGGCATAAATACTTATATGAGCCAAATAGAAACAGCAAAACAAGAAGTATTCGACTATTGTAAAGCAATGCTAGGCGATGGAATGATCGACGTCGAGCTAGATCCTATTCACTATGATACAGGACTAAAACGTGCTTTGGGTGTTTTTCGACAGCGAAGCGACAATGCCGTTGAAGAAAGTTACATAACACTTACGCTAGAAAAAGATAAGAACGAATATACTTTGCCACATGAAATACAGCAAGTGAGGCAAATATATAGAAGAAGTGTTGGTAGCAGAACAGGTAACGGTACAGGCGGTACAGTGTTTGAACCTTTCAACTTAGCATACACTAATACATATTTGTTGAGCTCAACTAACATGGGTGGACTTGCAACTTATGAATTATTTGCACAGTACCAAGAACTTGTTGGAAAGATGTTTGGATCATTTATTAATTTTACTTGGAATCCTCAAAGTAAAAAGTTAATTATTATGCAACGTCCAAGAGGAGAAGAACAAGTACTTCTTTGGGCATATAATGAAAAGCCTGACTATACAATTTTACAAGATGTATATGCAGGGCAATGGATTAAAGATTATACACTAGCAAACTGTAAAGTAATGTTAGGACAAGCAAGAGAGAAATTTGCAAGTATTGCAGGACCACAGGGTGGTACAGCTCTAAACGGACCATCGTTAAAAGCAGAAGGTACAGCAGATTTAGAAAGACTAACAATGGAACTTACAACTCAAGTTCCAGGTGGTCACGGTTATAGTTGGGTTATAGGATAATGAAAGCAGAAGAATTTATGTGGGAAGGCGAAGAACTATACGACGGTATGGTTTGGGGCAGAGGTAAGTCTACTGCAAGAGGCGGAACAGTTAAAATGAAGTTCCGTTGTCCATCAGGCCCACGCAAAAGCAGACAGGTATCACACCCGTCCAAATGTTGGGATCATCCTAACATTGCACAAGCACAACGTATGAAAACTACTCGTGCTAGAACTGGCCCTCAACAGGCTAGACGTCAGTCACGTACCAAAAATATCAATACAGCAACTCGTTTGGTAAGAAGACTTAATAAATTCAAATAAAATACTTGACATTCACTGTCTATCCTAGTATACTGTAAAGTATATTAACTAGGAGAGTATATTTGTGATTATTGGTGTATGTGGTTTTATCGGTAGCGGCAAAGACACTGTCGCTGATTATCTAGTAAACTTTCACGAATTTAGAAGAGAGAGTTTTGCTGATACATTAAAAGATGCAGTTGCAGCAGTGTTTGGATGGGACCGAACTTTACTTGAAGGAAGAACAAAAGAAGCACGTGAATGGCGTGAAGAAGTAGATCCTTGGTGGGCAGAAAGACTTGGAATGCCAACATTAACGCCAAGGTGGGTATTGCAATATTGGGGTACTGAAGTGTGCCGTAAGAGCTTTCATGATGATATTTGGATTGCTAGTTTAGAGAACAAAATACGTAATTCTAAAGATGATATTATTGTAAGTGATGTACGTTTTCCTAATGAAGTAAAAGCAATTAAGAATCAAAATGGTAAGATGATATGGGTACAACGTGGACGTTTGCCTAAATGGTATGACACAGCACTTGAAGCAAATGCAGGTAGTAATATAGCAATTAATGATCTAAAAGTACAGAAAGTACATGCTTCAGAATGGGCTTGGGTAGGTACTAAATTTGACCATACTATTCACAATGATATGAAAATTGACGACTTATATAACGAAGTAAAAGCTCTAGTAGTCAGCAGTTAAGTCGCCCTGTTTCCATTTAATACCTTCTTTAGAAAGCACAGAAATACAGTTAGCACACACTGTCTTTAGATTGCTGTGCCTACAGTTATCTAAGTTTCCATCCAAATGAAGTACTCTAAATACTTCAGGATGTGGTGACTTAAATCCACATTTATCACATGCTGACTTTTGTTTATATCCAGCACGAGCCCATCTAGGTACACCTGTGTATTGTCCGTGATTATTACAAACTTCACACAGACTCCTATAGTAGGTACGTTTACCTTTCTTATAGTTAACAGCACGTGGCCGTAATCCGCACTTACAAAGAGGTCTCATGCTAGTATTTACACCTTTTCGACCCCTTTTTCTAATGGTTAAACCAGGTAAATTTTATAAGATGTGCTAAATACAATTGCAACAAGTTTACGTAATAGACTGATACGAAAATATTACCAGGAGATAAAAAGATGGCATTAACATCACCAGGCGTAGAAGTAACAGTAATAGACGAGTCGTTTTATACCCCAGCAGAGCCTGGTACAACTCCTCTAATTGTTATTGCTTCATCGCAAGATAAATTAAACGCAGCGGGAACGGCTACAGCAGCTGGAACGCTAAAAGCTAACGCAGGTAAAGCGTACAAAGTTACCTCACAGAAAGAATTAGTAGATCTTTTTGGTGTACCAACATTCAAAAAGACAGCGAGCAACACTCCGATACACGGAAGCGAATTAAACGAATATGGATTGCTTTCAGCATATTCATTATTAGGCGTTTCAAATTCAGCTTTTGTTGTACGTGCAGATGTTGACTTAGACGAATTAGAAGGTTCTACAACTGCTCCGGGAGCGAATCCAGCAGACGGAAAGTGGTGGATCAACAGCGGTTCAAGTGCTTTTGGAATTCAAGAGTGGAACGGAGCGGCAGTTACCACAACAGGTGGTCAGAAGTTTGCTTCTAAAACACCTATCGTTTTAACAGACGATGATGCATCAAAAATTGATAATGGTGCACCTAAAACATCCGTTGGTGCTATTGGCGACTACGCAGTAGTATTTGAAACAGTTGACGGAAGCGGTTCATTTAGTGCAAGTAAAGAAAATGCAACTATGTGGTATAAATCCGCAGGTAACGGTTCAACTGTAACACAAGGTTCTTGGGTTAAAGTAGGTAGCAATGATTGGACAGCTAGCCATCCAACAATTATTGGTACTGCAATGACAGCAAGTTCAGGAAACTTTACTATTAACGGAACAAATTTCCAAATAACTGGCACATTAGATGACTTGGTAACAGCTATTAACGGTGCTATTACAGAAACACAAGGAATTGTTGCAAGAAATGTAAGCGGTAGACTTTATCTTTATTCAGATGGTAGTTTAGATGACGGTGTAGGTGATTCATCCAAGTCAAATGCTATTATTATTGATGACGGTTTAAGTAGCCCACAAGTTACTTTTGCAGACTTAGGTGTTGCAAAAGGAACATACTACGGACCAGAACTACACATTGCACCACATACAAGTGTTCCAGAATTTAAAACTGGTGACTCAACACCACGTCCAACAGGAAGTGTATGGGTTAAAACAACTGAGCCAAACAACGGCGCACGTTGGAGAGCAAGTAAGTGGTCAGCAGCTACTCTTTCATGGGTATCATACACTGCACCATTATATGCTAACAACTCATCTGCACTTTATACATTAGATAGAGCAGGCGGTGGTGTTAACATTCCAACAGATAGTTTATATGTACAAACTAACGCAGAAGAAAATAGCGGATATGACGAAAGTCCAATGACTGCTTCTTTCAGAGTGTTTAGAAGAGCTGCAACTGGAGTAACAAAAATTACTTCAGCAGTAGTAGACGCAAGTACATTTACTGTAGGTGGAAACACATTTACAATTGCAGAAAGTGTTAAAACTTCTGGAGCATTAGCAGCTGGTATAGCAGTGAGCTTTACAGCAGCAGGTAATGCAGCAGATGCAGAATTAATGGCAGGTGCTATTAACAGCGCAGGCTTTACTAACATTGAAGCAGCAGTAACAAGTTCAAACACAGTAGAAATTATGCACAAATTAGGCGGTGATTTTAGAATTACTGACGGAACTAATACTCCAGTAGGTGCTGCATTTACTGTATTCAATATTAACACAGGTTTAGGAACAGCAAACTTTTACACTGCACCAGCAGGCGCAAGTGAAAACTATGTTGCTTCTAACTGGAAGCCTTTAGCAGCAGATGATTTTGCAGCATCAAGTAACGCTCCATTAGCTGAACCAGCAGATGGACAACTTTGGTACAATCCAGAGTTTAGTGATGTTGACATGATGATCCACAATGGTACTACTTGGGTAGGTTACCATAACTTTAGTTCAGGATACGCTAACTGTTCACCAGATGGACCAATTGTTTCAGCAACTGAGCCAAAAGCATCATCAGGTCAAAGCGATGGTACTGCACTAGTAGATGGAGACCTTTGGATTTCAACTGCAAGTTTAGAAGACTTCCCAACAATTTACAGATGGGACGGTAATAACCTAGCATGGGTACTTGTTGATAAAACAGATCAAACAACAGAAGACGGCGTATTGTTTGCAGATGCACGTTACGGTCTAGCAGGTTCTACTGGTAACACAGCAGCAACTATTAAAGACTTACTAACTAACAACTACTTAGATCCAGATGCTCCAGATCCAGCACTATATCCAAAAGGAATGTTGCTATGGAACTTACGTAGAAGTGGCGGTAACGTTAAGAAGTACAACAACAACTATATTGATGTAACAGCTGATAACACACGCTTTGGCGACGAAGCAATGACAAGTTATGCTACAGACAGATGGTCAACACAATCAGGCAACCAAGAAGATGGTAGCGGATCATTTGGTAGACATGCACAGCGTATGGTAGTTGTACAAGCACTTAAATCAGCAATTGATACAAGCTCAGAAATTAGAGATGAAGAAACAAGAAACTTTAACTTAATTTCATGTCCTGGATACACAGAAACAATGAGCAATCTTGTTAACTTAAACATTGACAGAGGCTTAACAGCATTTGTTATTGGTGACACACCATTAAGATTAGCAGCAGATGCAACTTCATTGTTAGCATACGGATCAAACAGTGCATTAGTTGTTGACAATAACGACAACGGACTTGTAACATACGATGAATACTTAGGTGCGTTTTATCCAAATGGATTTACAACTGACTTAGGTGGCGCAAACGCAGTTGTTCCAGCATCACACATGATGATGAGAACTATTGCACTAAGTGACCAAGTATCGTTTCCATGGTTTGCTCCAGCAGGAACAAGACGTGGTGGAATTAGCAACGCTACATCAGTAGGATATATTGATTCAGCAACAGGCGAATTCCAAACAGTTGCACTTAATGAAGGTCAAAGAGATACACTGTACGGATTAAAAATTAATCCAATTACATTCTTTAACGGTGTAGGACTTGTAAACTACGGTCAAAAAACTAGAGCAAGAAATGCAAGTGCTTTAGATAGAATTAACGTAGCACGTTTAGTTGTGTACTTAAGATCACAACTTAATAAACTTGCAAGACCATATATCTTTGAACCAAATGATAAGATCACGAGGGACGAAGTTAAACAAGCAGTTGAGTCATTATTACTCGAGCTTGTAGGCTTAAGAGCTTTATACGACTTTGCAGTTGTGTGTGATGAAACTAACAACACGCCAGCAAGAGTTGACAGAAATGAACTTTATGTTGACATTGCTATCGAACCGATTAAGGCGATTGAGTTTATTTACATTCCATTGCGTGTCAAGAACACAGGAGAAATATAATGCCTATTACATCACTTAACAACTTTGGAGTACCAACAGACGCAGGCAACCAAGTGCTCTTGATGCCTAAACTAAAATATCGCTTTAGGGTGACACTTTTAGGATTTGGAGTTAGTGCTGCAACAGAACTTACTAAACAGGTTGTAGATGTTTCAAGACCAAAAGTAGGTTTTGAAGAAATGCAGTTAGACGTGTACAACTCAAAGGTATTCTTAGCAGGTAAGTATACTTTTGAAACACTAACATTAAACTTACGTGACGATGCTAGTGGCTTTGTACAGAAACTAGTCGGCCAACAGGTCCAGAAGCAGTTCGACTTTGTTGAACAAGCATCTGCTAGATCAGGTATTGACTACAAATTCTCAACTAAAATTGAAGTACTAGACGGTGGTAACGGTGCTAGTGAAAACGGAGTAAGCGTATTAGAAACAGCAAACATGTATGGTTGTTTCCTAACTAACGTAGACTACGGTGACGCTAACTACGCTACTAACGAAGCTATGCAAGTTGCACTTACTATACGTTTTGATAACATGGTACAGTGGGGCGCAGGTGAGCAAGGCGTTGGCGTTGGTATTGGCGCAAACGTTGGCAGAACAATTGGTGAATCTACTACAGGTTCTTCAGGCGCTCAAGGCTAATAACTTTTTAAATAAAATAGAAGAAGCCCGGTTTATTTTCCGGGCTTTTTTTATGGCTAAATAATAGTATGGCAAATAAATTCACAAGATTCTTAGGCGATTTCGCAACAGGACTTACCCAACCTAAAGGTATTATGGGTAACTATACTCATGCCACAAGACTGTTCATTGATAACACAATGCGTCTTGCACCTAAGACTAAATTTAATTATTACGTTAGATTTGAAATGGATCCTATAGCAGTTAAGGCTGCTCACTTCAAAAGCAAACATGCTGAAGAAACAGGACTGTTAGTTAAAGGAGTAGACTTACCTAAGTTTACTTTCCAAATGGATACACTAAACCAGTATAATAAAAAGCATAACGTATATAAACGAATTCAATATGATCCTGTGCAGTTTACTATGCACGATGATAACCAAGGTGTTATAAGTGCTATGTGGGCTTTATACTATGGATACTACATTGCAGATAGATCTAATCCTACAGCAGCGTTTGATAGAGATCAATATAGAAATAAAGAATCCGGCAATTATGCATTTGGTTTTGATAACGGATCTACTGCGGACTTCTTTAAATCTGTTACTATCTTTACAATGGGACGTAGACGCTTTGTTGGCTACACACTAGTTAATCCAAAAATACAAAATTGGTCAGCAGGTGGTATGGAAATGGCAGCAGG